GTACGATTGATCTTGACCCTTGTTCAAATGATGAGGGTGAACCAAATGTTCCAGCACTTAATTATTATACTGAGAAAACTAATGGTTTAGCACATAATTGGCATGGTAAAGTGTTTATGAATCATCCTTACAGTAATAGTAAGGAGTGGGTTCCTTATGCTGCTTTACAATATGAATCAGGAAATGCAGAAGAGTTAGTATTATTAATTAAATTAGATGTTTCAACTAGATGGTGGAAAGCAGTCAGTAAATATCCGTGGGTTGCTATTAATAAAAGAATGAAGTTTGGTGAGGCAAAAGGTGCATCTCCATTTCAATCTGCAATAGTATATCTTGGTAAGAATTTAGATAGGTTCAATGAAGTATTTGGTAAGTATGGAACTTTATATGTACCTTATGGGGGGTCGTCTAAAGTGTTATTATAATATACAGAAACATTTGAAATGACTGACGGTAGCAGCACAATAACACTAAATGATGTGCTTAAATATATCAAAAATGCTAGTTATGATGATATGGTTAAGATATTATCGGAAGTATTATCACGCAGCACAATAAAACTAAATGTTGTGCTTAAATATATCAAAAATGCTAGTTATGATGATATGGTTAAGATATTATTGGAAGTATTATCATGGTTTAAACTAAGAAACTTGGGTAATCCTTTCAATTATAATAGGGCATTTGAGTTTATCGTTGCAATTAATTTGGGTTATGTACTATTACCTGTTGGTGGTGGTTCTGATGCAGTTAATCCTGATGATCCTAATGATACTATTGAATTAAAAGGAACAGAATATAAAGGATTAAATAAAAAAGGTAAAGAGAAATCTCATAGTTTTAGTTATAATGGAACAAGTAGAAAACCTACTTTAAAAGAACAGGAAGAACATTGTAAGAAAAAGATTATGAGAGATAAGTATCATTATTGGACTATGACTGATTATGAGAATGGTGAATTGGTAAAAACTCTTAAAATTAAAAATAGTGATGTGTGGACATTAATTTGGACAAAATGGGAAAAATCATGGTATAATGTGAAAGATGAATATTCCTTATGAGGTAATTACACATTAATGAATAATTTAGATAGTGGAAAATTAATGTACTCAAGTGGTAACAATGATGAATGTTACACACCACATTATGCTGTAAAACCTATTCTAAAGTATATTCCAAAGGATGCTATTGTATGGTGTCCTTTTGATACTGAAGAGAGTGAGTTTGTTAAACAAATATCTAATACTAATAAAGTAGAGTATTCTCATATATCAACTGGTCAAGACTTTTTTAATTATGAACCTGATGATTGGGATATAATGTTATCTAATCCACCATTTACTAATAAGAGAAAGTATTTTGAAAGAGCATTATCATTTAATAAACCATTTGCACTCATTATGACTAACACTTGGTTGAATGATTCTGCACCTAAACAGTTATTTAAAGACAAGGACTTACAGTTGTTAATGTTTGATAAAAGAATGAAATTTAACAGTCCTGATGGTAGATCTAATGATAAGATTACATTTAGCAGTAGTTATTATTGTTGGAACTTCTTACCTAAACAAATAATTATGGAGGAATTATGTATGAGTGAATCTAAAGCATCTCTTCCAATATAAAGGGGGGGTCGCCTAAAGTGTTATGATAGTGTGAGGGATACGTGGTTCTACTGCCGAAAACGATCAATGGGTATGGTGAGAGTCCATACTATCTCCGAAAGGATAAGGGAAATCATTGAATCAAGTAGGGTTCAGGTGTAAGCGATTCCCAGTAGGTAAATTTGGGCATAGTAGGTGAAACCTCTGTTGA